GCAGCACACAATTAAAGATATTTACTTAAATGTATTTAATGAAAGATTAGAAAGTTCAAATTGTTCAAGTTGTTGGAGAACTATTTTAAGTGATTTACGAAAAGTTTACGATATTTATGAAGTAAATGAATAACTGGAAAGAAATTGATTTATTTAACTATTTAGTGGAAAATGTTTATCCAGATTTAGTTAAAGCAAAAAACCAAATGTCAAGATGGGATTGCTATTCAGTTTCAACTGGTCACCGAATTGAATTAAAATGTAGACAAGTGCATTATAAAACTTTGTTATTAGAAAAAGTTAAATATGATGCTATGATAAAAGAATGTGAAAAGCATTTAGATATACCAGTTTACATTAATTCAACACCTAAAGGAATTTATAGTTTCAATTTACATTTGATTGAGCCAGTTTGGGAAATAAACAATAAAAATCCAGCGACTACATATTTTAACAATAGAGAAAAAATAGATAAAGAAGTAACATATTTAGAAATAACAAAAGCAAAACAATTATGAAAGACAATCCAATTCAGTTAGAGTATTTAAAATCTGTATTATTAGCACAATTATTACTTGAAGCTAATGAAAGTTTAATTTTCACAACACAATACAAGCAAACTATTAAGAACTTAATTAATAGGTTAAACAAAGAACTTGAACAAGTAGTGTTTGAAGAATATACAAAGGTTTATAAAACAGACCCAGAAATGACTACAAACATTTTAAGAAGCATTGAAAGTATAATTACTAAATTGCAAACATCAACAATAGATGAAATAGTAATGATTGATGCAGTTGTAGATAAGTACAAAGAAAATAAAGAATGGTTTATGGAAAATGGTAATGCTGAATTTTTAAGAATAGACTAATGAAAATAACATATACATCTTACGGAAAAACATCAACAATAGAAACACAAAATGACGATATTGATATTGATGATTTAGGTCAATTACTTTATAATATTTGTTTAACACAAGGTTGGCATCCAACATTATTAAAATCAATATTTAAAAAAAATGTAACTAATGGCGAAAGTTAAAGAAGAAAAGTTTGTACCTAAACCAGATGAAGTTGATGCTATGAGTTTATGTTGGAAAAATGATTTAGCTTATGTTATTAAACCAGCAAAAAAAGCAAACAGGTATAATGTTATAAAATATCAAATCAGCAACTACAATGAAATATTTTATTATAAAGAAAACAATGTAAATGCAGAATTTACAGAATATGAAGGATTAAAAAAAACAATGGAATTATATAATTTTCACTCAAAAAGATTTACACAATGATAGAATTACTTAATGGTGATTGTTTAGAATTAATGAAATTAATACCAGATAAAAGTATTGATGCTATTATTACAGACCCACCTTATGGAACAACAGCTTGTAAATGGGATAGTATTATACCTTTTGATTTAATGTGGCAACAATTAAATAGAATTATAAAAGATAATGGTGCAATAGTTTTATTTGCTACACAGCCTTTTACAAGTAATTTAACATTAAGTAATATTAATAATTTTAGACACCAATGGCAATGGATTAAAAATAAACCAACTGGTGCTTTTTCAGCTAAATATATGCCAATGAAAGCTAATGAAGATATTTTAGTTTTTGGTTTAAATAAAGTTAATTATTACCCTATAATGGTAAAAAGAACTGAAAAAGAATTTATAAAATGTTATAGAAAAAATGATAGTAAAAGTTGGGGAACTAATATAACAGGAACTACAAACAATATTATTAAAAGAAAGTCAAAAGAAGACCAATGGTATAAATACCCTACAAATATTTTAAATATTGCAAAAGATGATAAAAGAAATGGTACACAACACCCTACACAAAAACCTTTAGAATTAATAGAATACTTAATTAAAACATATACAAATGAATATGAAATTGTATTGGATTTTACAATGGGTTCAGGAACTACTGGAGTAGCTTGTAAGAATTTAAACAGAAAATTTATTGGAATTGAAAAAGATAATAATTATTTTGAAATAGCAAAAAAAAGAATAGAAAATCATATAGTAACTAAAGAATTATTTTAAATGATACCAATACACTACGACAATAAAAAGAATTACGATGTTATAGACTTTATTAAAGACTATGATTTAAACTTTAATGAAGGAAACGTAATTAAATATGTAGCAAGAGCAAAACACAAAGGAACGCATATAAAAGACTTGGAAAAAGCAATAGATTATTTAGAAAGAGAATTACAACATTTAAGAAAAGAACAAGCACAATGGATAGAACAGAACAAATAGAATTTGATGCATTAGAACTTGAATACACTTTAAGTTATTTAATCAAGAAAAGAAATTCATTATATTTAAAAGGTTTAAATGATGAAAAGATAAATGATAAGATAAGAGCAATACAACACAAATTGCGATTTGCAAATTGAAAATTAGGGATAGTTTAACAGCTATCCTTTTTTTATTTTAAAACTTTAACATTTCATTAACACTTTTATATTAATAACTTGTTTATATTTGCTAAACAATTAACAATTAAAAACACAAACATTATGAAAAATTTATTAAAAGAATTCGCATTAGCATTATTATTATGGATTACATTTTTTACTTGTACAGTATTAATTTTAAAACTTATTTAATATGACACCAGAAGATAAAAAAGAATTAGACTTTGTATTAAAACAAGCAACAAGAATTTTAATTGGTGCATTAGTAGCAGCATTAGTATTATTAACAATAGCAATTATAAAATTTTAAATTATGAAAATAGAAATTATTAGAAAATTAGATATACTTTTAGATTTACAAAGTGAAGAAAATACACATCAAATAACTTTACTAAAATCAATTAAACAAGATTTAATTAATGAATGGAATGCATCAGATATGTATGCACAACAAATCAGAGAAGTTTTAGATATGGATAACACTTATGATTTATTAAACAACATTAAAATAAGATAATATGATAACAACATTTGACAACAAACAATGGGATAAACAAGAACTATTAGATAATATGTATGATGATAGTTTCTATTATGGTTACTTGGGTAAAAATGCTTTAAGTAGTTCATCTGCAAAGATGCTTATATCATCACCTAAAACATATAAATACGTTACACAATATGGTTCTGATGAAAGTCAAGCATTACGTGATGGTAAATTATTTCATACAATGATATTAGAACCACATAAGTTAAATGATTTAGTGATTGTAGATGTAGCAACTAAAGCTGGAAAAGAATACAAACTGGCAAAAGAACAAGGTTTAGAAGTATATACAAGAAAAGAATATCAAGATGCTGAAAGATTAACTGATGCTTTATTAAAGAACAATGAAGTAATGAGTTTAATGAGTAAATCACAAACAGAAATACCAGCTATTGAAATGATTGATGGAATACCATTTAGAGCAAAAGCAGATATATTAAAGCCAAATATGATTATAGATTTAAAAACTACAACAGGTGTTAAAGACTTTAGATATAGTGCTGATAAATATAGCTACGATTTACAAGCGTATTTATATAAAAAGATGTTTGATGTTGATGATTTTATTTTTGTTGCAATAGACAAAGGAAGTTTAGATATAGCAATCTTTGAATGTAGTGATGAATTTTATTCAAAAGGTGAAGCAAAGTTAGAACAAGCAATATCTAACTATAAATACTTCTTTAGTGAGGAGGATATGGATTTAAACCAATATGTATTAAGAGGAATATTATAAGCTATGAAAATAAATTTAACACATAAAATAAACAATGATAAATATACAGAATATATTTATGAAGCATTTGATATTCAAAACAAAGAACAATCAAATGTAATTATTGAAGCTAATTTAGAACATTTACCTAAAGAATGGAATATAGGTGTTGTTTATGGTGGTTCTGGTACTGGTAAAACTACTATATTAAAAAACTACTTTAAAAAAGAAATGGATAAATCATATTTTGATAATTCTAAATCATTGATTAGTAATTTTGATTGGTTAGAACCTAAAGATGCTACTTTTTTATTATCTGCTATGGGATTGAGTTCTGTTCCAACTTGGTTACGCCCATTCAATACTTTGTCAAATGGTGAACAATACAGAGCAAATTTAGCTTATATTGTAGGAAGTGCATCAGAAAATGAAGTTATATTAATTGATGAATATACATCAGTAGTTGATAGAGATGTTGCTAAAGCTATGTCTAATGCATTACAAAAATATATTAAAAGAACTAATAAAAAAATTGTACTTGCTTCTTGTCATTTTGATATTATGGAATGGTTGCAACCTGATTGGATATATTCACCATCTAAAGGGCGTCTTGAAATAGCGCCATCACTTCGGCAACCAAAAATTGAACTTCAGATATTTCGATGTAGATATGAAACTTGGAACTTATTCAAACAACATCATTATTTAAGTGAAGAACTTAATTTAGCTGCTAAATGTTATGTAATTACTTTTAATGATAAACCTTGTTGTTTTATAGCTATATTGCCTATGCCAAGTGGAACTATTCAAAATGCATATAGAATAAGTAGATTAGTTGTTTTACCAGATTTTCAAGGATTAAGTATTGGAATGAAATTATTAAATTATTTTGGTTCATTATATTTATCTGATAATAAAAATTTGTATATTAAAACATCAAATCCATCTTTATTTAAAGGAATGAAATATAATATAAAACATTGGAAATTAATTGGTGAAACAAATAATATTGAAGCCATAAAAAAATCAAATAATAATTTAACAGAAAGAGAAAAGAAAGGAGAAATAAAATTTGCTACTGGTATAAAATTAATAAAAGAAAGTATAACAAAATCTTATAAATATATTGGTGAAAAGTCAGAAGATGATTTATCAATTATAAAATTTAAAAGTGAAGTTTATAAAGATGTAGCACAAAATCAAATATCAATGTTCTAATGAATGATATAGCAACAGAACACTATAATATTACCTTATATGAAATAGAACAAGGAATGACTATTGAGCAAATAAGGTTTATATTAAAAGAATATGAAGCAGAAGAATTATATGAAGAATGCCAGGGAATACATTTAGCATTAGAAATAGTATTATTTAACATACTAACAGAATTAATAAAACAAAGTAAAAAACAAAAAATAAAAATTAGATGGAAACGCAAATAACATTACAATTAAAAAAAGCAATACAAGAAATAACAGGTGTAGATATAAATGAAGTTACACGTAAAAGAGAAACAATAGAAGCACGTGCAATTTATTATAAAGTATTAAAGCAAATAGATAAAAAGAAATCATTAAAATCTATTGGTGCATCAGTAGGAAAAGACCACGCAACTGTATTACATTCATTAAAGAACTATGATATGTTTGAACAATTTAATCCAACACTAAAGTTATTCAGAAAACAAATAATGCAAAGATTAAATTATGCAACACCAGATATATTAGATATTACTAAAGATGAATTAATACAAAGTCTACAAATAGATGTAATGAAGCTATCAGGTGAAATAGAAAACTTGCAAGAAACGATTACTAACTTACAAAAACCAAGAAACAATTACAAAATAGTAAATAACATAGAAGCACTACTATTAGAAACAGAAGGTAAAGAACAACAAGAATTAATTATAGAAAGACTACAAGCAGTTTATAGAATGAATAGAAACATTAAACTTTAATAAGATGAAAATAGAAACAAACTACACAGACAGATTTAGTTTAGGAATTGTAATTGGTAGTAATGAAATATCAATAGCATTAGTATTAGTAATAATAGATATAAAATTTTAGTTATGGCAGATATAGCAAAATGTAATGATAGTTTATGCCCTTCAAAAAAATACTGTTACAGATTTACAGCACCAGCATCAGAATATTGGCAATCGTATGGAATGTTTAATAGAGAAAGTGATGCAGATAATTGTGATATGTTTTATCCTAATGGTAAATGTAGATATTGCAATTTAGAAAATGATAATCATAAAATGAGTTGTCCAATAATGAAAATACAAGTGAACTTATGAAATATATATTAATATTAATAGCTTATGAATTTATAAGAGAAAAATTAATATCTTTATGGTATTACTTAATTAAAAAAGGAAACGAATGACACCACAACAAAAAGCAAATGAAATGTATAGTAAATATGATGATTTATTAAACAAAGATTTTATTAATCCTATTGTATTTGATAATCAATTAAAACAATGTGTATTGATAGCAATAGATGAGTTAATAGAAATTGCTTGTGATTATAGTGACTATGATGAAACAGTAACAAAAGAATATTGGGATAAAGTAAAAATAGAAATAGAAAAATTATGACACCAAAAGAAAAAGCAAAAGAATTAGTATGCAAAATGTATGGCTGTGAAATAGATACAGATTTAGATGATATTTATATTTTAAATTCGGAAGGTTATTTTTTAGCAAAAGACAGTGCATTAATAGCAGTTGATGAGATATTAAATGCTGCTTTTTTTGCAACAGATGAAATATATAATTTTTACATAGAAGTTAAACAAGAAATAGAAAAACTATGACACCAGAACAAAGAGCATACATACTATATAACAAATATACAAAAGCATATAATAGATTTGTAGTATCAGGTTATATTAAACAAGGTTTAGATGAATGGAAACAAATAGCTATTGAATTAGGTAAGTTATATAAACAATAAATAAAAACTATTATTTTTAATATATTTAAATATAACTTTTATTATGGCATTTGAAAAAGGACACAAGTTTAGTAAAGGTAGACCACCTAAAGTAGAAGAAGAAAAAGTAAATAACATTTTCATCAAAGCATTAAGTGAATTGTATAATAAAGAAACAGAAGATGAAACTAAAATAGCTTTTGTTAAAGATACATTAATGCAATCACAAAGAGGACAATTATTTATTGCTGAACATATATTTGGTAAACCAAAAGATATTATTGAAGCTACTCACAATGTAAATGACTTTAATATAAAAGATATATTTAAAATTGGAAATAAAACTGAATGATAAATATAATCTATTAGGAAGTGATAGTAGATATTTTGTAATTACAGGTGGAAGGGGAAGTGGTAAATCATATTCCCTTAATTCCTTTTTATTGCTTCTTACTTATGAAGTGGGTCACGTAATATTATTTACAAGATATACGTTAACTTCTGCAAACGTTTCTATTATACCAGAATTTATAAGTAAGATTGAATTAGCTGATTTAAGCACCGATTTTTATATTACTAAAGATGAAATAATAAATTTAAAAACAGGGTCTAAAATCTTATTTAAAGGTATTAAAACAAGTAGTGGAACACAAACTGCATCTTTAAAATCATTAGCTGGAGTTACAACTTGGGTATTAGATGAAGCAGAAGAATTAACAGATGAAGAAACATTTGAGAAAATAGATTTTAGTATTAGAACTAAAGGAATACAAAATAGAGTTTTGCTAATATTAAATCCAGCAACAAAAGAACATTTTATATACAAGAAATTCTTTGAAGATAAAGGTGTGCAAGATGGAAGTAATTTAATTAAAGGTGATACAACTTACATACATACAACGTACCAAGACAATATAGAAAACTTATCACAGTCTTTTATAAATCAAATAGAGAATATAAAAGAACGTAGACCAGAAAAGTATAAGCATCAAATATTAGGTGGATGGTTAGATAAAGCAGAAGGAGTTATATTTACTAATTGGACAATAGGAGAATATAAACAAATAGGTAAATCAGTATTTGGTCAAGATTTTGGTTTCAGTAATGACCCAACAACATTAGTAGAATGCAATATAGATACTTCTAATAAACGAATTTATATAAATGAACGTTTTTATTTACCTTCATTAACAACATCGCAAATATACAATTTAAATAAACAACATTGTTTAGATAGTTTGATAGTAGCTGATAGTGCTGAACCAAGATTGATAAGTGAATTACAAACATCAGGTTTAAATATAGTTCCCGCAATTAAAGGTCAAGGTTCAGTTACTTATGGAATATCTTTATTACAAGATTATGATTTAATAATATCACCAGAAAGCATAAACTTAATTAAAGAGTTAAACAATTATTGTTGGTTAGAAAAGAAGTCTAATACACCTATTGATAATCATAACCATTTGCTGGATGCTTTAAGATATGCAGTAAGTTATCAATTAGAAAATCCAAACAAAGGAAACTATTTTATTTACTAATGACATACGGACAAATAATAGCAGCAATACAATGTTATATACACCATATGACTGATAAAGAAGTTCAGATTAATTTACCAAGAAACGTAGGTGAAATAAAAAAGATGAAACAAATGTATAGTGTAGCAGCACAATATTTAGACTAATGAAAGAAGAAGAAGATGATTTGATATTTGAAAATATGGAGTTTGAACAATGTGACACAAGATATGAAATTATATCAATGTGCAATAGTGCTTTAAATTCAGTTGAAGGATTTGATACGTATATGATTGATGAAAAAGATACGTATAAGATTAAAGAAATAAAAAGAAAGTGTTTAGCTTTAATTGATTTACATATTGGAATGATATATGATGAAAACTTTGAAACGTAACTTATAAGTTACTATGTTAAAGAAAAGTTAAAATGTATTTTATTTAAAACAATATAATTATATTTGTATAAAATAATAAACAAATGAAAACATATATGACAAAGTATTTAATAACTTACTGGACACAACGTAATGATGAAAGTACAGATGTAGAAGTAATTATAGAAGCATTAAATGAATTAGATGCTATGAAACAATTTTTAGATAAAAGATTAGTATATAGAAAAATAGAAAGCATAGAAGAATTGGTTTAAATTTAGGTTAATAATGGTTGAAGAAAGACTTACAGAAATGTAGGTCTTTTTTCTTTTTAATAGCTTTGCTATTTAGTTTAATACAATTTAGACTTTATTTTATTTTTAAATAAAAAACAATGAAGTTACAGATTACAATACCAACAAGTTTATCAGAAATATCATTAGAACAATATCAAAAGTTTTTATCTATTGCAAAAGATAATCCTGATGGTGAGTTTCTTCAACATAAGATGGTTGAAATATTTTGTGGTATAGATTTAAAGAATGCTGCTAAAATAAGTTTTAAAGATGTTAATGAAATAACAACTAACTTATCAAATCTATTCAATCAAAAATATGATTTGAAAAAAACATTTAAATTAGGTAATACAGAATTTGGATTTATAACTAACCTTGATGAAATAACATTAGGTGAATATACTGATTTAGATAAGTACATATCAAATTGGGATATGATGCACAATGCAATGGCAGTATTATATAGACCAATAACAAAGAAATTAAAAGACAAATATCAAATAGAAGAATACAACGGAAGCTATACTTATTGTGAAGCTATGAAATTTGCATCAGTTGATATAGCATTAGGTGCTGTGGTTTTTTTTTACACTTTAGGAAACGAATTGTTGAAGTCTACGATACATTATTTGGAGAACAACAAGGAGTTTCAGAATATAGCAAACAATCACAATTTGGAAGTAAATGGGGTTGGTATTCATCATTCTATGCTATTGCTCAAGGAGATGTTAGAAGATTTGAAGATGTCTCAAAACTTCGGTTATCAGTTGCATTAACATTTTTAACATTTGAGAAAGAAAAGAACCAAATAGAAACAGAATTAATAAAAAGATAATGAAAGGATTTTACCAAGTTACAACAGCAATTAAAGACCAACTATATAAAGATGTATTTGTTAATACAGTTTCATCTGGTGATATATTTGAAATTGATTTAAACAAGCAAACTATATTTCCTTTGTCGCATATTATAGTAAACAATGCAACATACAATGGCAACACTTGGTTGTTTAATATATCAGTTCTATGTATGGATGTTGTTGACTTTAGCAAGACTGAACAAATAGACCAATTTTTAACAAATGATAATGAACAAGATGTACTGCATACTCAACTAATGGTAATTAATAGATTATTAGAAGTGTTAAGAAGAGGAAGTTTATTTGATGATTTATATCAATTACAAGGTACACCAAATTGTGAACCATTTGTAGATAGGTTTGAAAACAAAATAGCTGGTTGGACAGTTACATTTGATGTTATGGTTGCTAATGAAATGACAAGTTGCGAAAATGAATGCTAATAATTTAACATCTACAAAAGAAGTTTTAGAAGCATATAAAAAATATGTTATTCAACAAGCAAGAAGTAATTTATCTAAAGGCAATAAGAACGTTTCTAAACAACTTTATAATAATATCAAAGGTGAAATACTATTTGAAAATAATTATTTCTTATTGGGTTTTGAAATGCCTGATTATGGCTTTTATCAAGATGAAGGTGTTAAAGGTGCTAATCCAAGTTTAGTAAAGAATGGAAGACAAAAAGCACCAAATAGTAGATTTAGTTTTAAAACTAAAAGACCACCTTCAAAAGTATTTGAATTATGGGCGAAGCAAAAGAACATAAGATTGCGTGATGAAAAAGGAAAGTTTAAAAAAGGCAATTACAAAACAATAGGGTTTATATTAGCTAAAAGAGTATTTGCACAAGGTATTAAACCTTCTTTATTTTTTACAAAACCATTTGAAGATGGATATAAGAAATACATAGATACAGATTTAATAAAAGCATTTGGTGACGATATAGAAACATTAATAGATTACACAATAACAAATAAATAAAATGGAAGTAATATTTGTAAGAAGCCCTTATTTTATACAAGTAGATGAAGCAAGTCAACTTGAAAGTAAAGTTGAATTATTTATATGGCATAAAGGTGAAACTGAACCAGCAACTGCAACTTATACTTTAAGCAAGAAAGCAGCATCAGTATCAATCACAAAAAATATTTACAATATATCAAACTATGTAAAAGAATTTATTGATATAATCAAACCTACATTTGTTTCAACAGCTATTGAAGAAAATACAGATAATTGGTGTTATGTTAAAGTTAAAAGATATTATTCAACTACTGCTAATAATCCTTCACCAACTTTATTAGATACTACAACTTATGTTGCTTTAAATGGATATACAAATTATTTAGATGGTTTTAATAATTCAAATGAAAATGAATTTATACCTTTTACTGTTTTAGATGAAGCCAAAACACATAAATATAGTTTAGACAATCCTTTTTATCTTAATTTTTATATAGATTATTTAAATGATACTGATATTTATTCAGTTGTTTATAGTGATTTAAATAATGCAAATTTTATTACTAATGAAATATTAAATGGTGATGCAGAAACACAATATGTTTTTAAAGTACCAATTACTAAAAACGATATAGATTATTTAGAAGGTAATAAAGTATCTATTGGAAAAAATGAAACAACATTAATTACTTATGTTTTTAAAACAGAATGTGAAAATAAATATACACCTATGTTATGTTCATTTATAAATAGATTTGGTGGTTGGGATTTTATTACATTTTTTAAAGCAAAAATTGAAAATTGGGAAGTTAAAAATAAAGAATATCAATTATTACCAAATGATGTAGACTATAACATATTTAGAGGTGAAACTAAAATGTTTAACTATGATGCAAAACAATCTATTAAAATAAATACAGGTTGGGTTGAAGAAAGTTACAATGAACTGATAAAAGATTTAATGACTTCTGAAACTATTTTGTTAGATAATAAACCAGTTAGATTAAAAACAATGTCTACTGATTTAAAGACTTCTTTACAAGATAAGATGATTAATTACCAAATAGAATTTGAATACAATTACAATCAAATTAATAATGTAATATAATGGAATTATATATTCAAAAAAATAAAATATTTGATAATGGTGTTAATAGTTATTATACTGCAAGTTATCTTATTACTGATGTAACAAAATCTTGGGTTGATAATCAATGGGAAAATTATTATGTTTATATAGTTTCAGGTAGTGGTGCTGGTAGATTATTAAAAATATTTTCAAATGGAGAATTAATTTTATATTTTTCAGACCCAGATGACCCAATAGATATTCCTGATTTTTTTCCAGATGAAACTACTGTATATCAAATAATTGATTTACAATATCAAAGAGTTGAAATGTTTCAAGATGAAAAAGTTTCAGTAACTTCTACTATACAAAACTATTCAGATATTGGAAAGCTATTTACAGACTATTCACAATCATTTACAATTCCAGCATCACCTACAAATAATGCTATCTTTTCACATTGGTATGATAATGCAGTTGATAATGGTTATGATGCAAGAATAAGATATAGTGCTTTTATTGAAATAGAAACAATACCATTTCGTGAAGGTAATGTACAATTAGAAAAAGCAAATAAAAAGAATGGTTACATTGAAAGTTATACACTTACATTCTATGGAAACTTAACACAATTAAAGTATAAGTTTGGTGAAGATAAATTAAACAGTTTAGATTTTAGTTCTTTAAATCATAGTTATGATAGTGGTACAGTAATACCAAGAATAAATTTAACTAATAATCCAAGTACTGGTTTACCTTATACAGTTAGATATCCATTAATTGGTAATACAAGAAAGTTTGAATATAAAACTGCATCTATTTATGATGTAACTACAAACACAGGTGCTATTAATTGGAATGATTTATTTCCAGCAGTACCAATAACATCAATTTTAGATTTTATAGAAACTAAATATGGTATAACATTTACAGGTAATTTTTTAGGATACAATCAATTTGCAAAATTGTATATGTTGATGAAAAATAGTGAATTGCCAAGAGCATACAATGCTGGTATATTTTATGACCAAAATAGATTTACAGGAACTGCTACTTTTCCAGAATACAATACAACAACAGATACAATAACATCAGATTGGAATAGTATTTATTTTAGGACAAATCCTTCTTCACCATTTAATGTAGGTGGAAATAAAAGAATAATAATTAAATTTATTGTTACACTTGCAGCACCATATTTAACAACTAATTACAAAATTGAATTATTACAAGATGGTGTTGTAGTTCAAACATTTGATAATTTAATAGGAAATCAAAGTCCAATATTATTAGATGTTAGACAATCAGATGACCCAGCAACACATCAATATAAAGTTAGAGTTTCAGCATTAGGTGCTTTTGATTTTAAAGCTAAACTTGCTTATATAAGAAGAAATAATTATGGAGACCAAACTACTGATTCTCTTAATTATGCATCAAGTGGTTCACCTACTGGTCAATCATTTACAGCAATACAAAATGTTGTTAATTATGTACCAGATATTAAAGTTGCAGATTTCTTTATGGGATTAGTTAAAATGTTTAATTTAATTATTACACCAATAAATGAAACTACATTTTTATTAGAACCATTAGAACTTTATTATCAAGCTGGTCAAATAAAAGATTTAACACCATTTATTTATGCTGATGAATTAGATATTGAAAAGCCAAAACTATTTAAGTCAATAGAATTTAAATATGAACAATCAGAAAACATTTTAAACAATGCATTTAGAGGTTTGTTTAATAGGGAATATGGTGATTTAACTTTTGATAGTGGTTCAATTTCTGAAAGTAGTAAATATGAAATTAAATTACCATTTGAAGATATTATGTGGGAAAGAGCAACAGGATATAATTTTCAAACTGCTACATTATTAAACAAAGATTTACAAAGTTATACACCTAAACCAATATTAATGTATAACAATGGTCTAACTAATGTTTCTTCTTATCCTATTAAAATTTATAATGGAACTGGTTATACAAGTATAAATAATTACATAAGATTTAACAATGAAATAAATACAGGTGCAACTGATTTAAGTTATTTATATTCTATAAATTTTGGTAATGAAGTTTCATCTTGGTATTTAGTAAATGCACCACAAGGTTTATACAGAAGACACTATGAGCAATATATTGCAAATCTTTATAATCAGAAAACAAGAGTTTTAAAAGCAAAAGCAAAATTAGAACCACAAAATTTAACTAATTTAAAGTTAAATGATAGAATTGTAATAAGAGACAATAGATATATTATAAATTCTTTTACTACTGATTTAACAACTGGTGAAACAAACTTTGAATTAATAAATGATTATAGAGTATTAGGTTTTGATAGTGTTGGTTATAGATATTCAAACATAGAATTATTAAATATAGATAATACAGCACAAGAAGTTCAAATAGATTTATTTAAAGGATTGTTTAAACAATTTCAAATTAAATCACTTTCTGGATGGCTTTCATCACCAACTGTTGGTAT